ATATTCGCTTGGAAAAGGACTGCATAAATGAACTTCACTGAAGATCAGATCGCGGCAATCATCGGCGCGAAGGAACTTGAACTCATTGCCTTGCGAATGCAGCTCGCGCAGGCACTCGCGCGCATCAAGGAATTGGAGCCTAAACCGGCAACGGCTGACGTGCTGCCGATCCCGTAAAGCTCGCCACGACGAACAGATACTTGGAGAACGAAAATCGCCACTAGCGGAACCTATAGTTGGTCGCCAGATATAGCGGAGTTCGTTGACGAGTCCTTTTCTAGGTGCGGGATAGACCCTGTAACGCTGGTCTCCAAGCACTTGGTATCGTCCAGGATGTCGCTCAACCTCATGTTCGCGGAATGGGCGGCCAAGGGGAACCACAACTACGCCGTTGATGAGCAAACGCAGACGCTCACCGACAGCGACCCGGACTACACGGTGGCCACTGGCACACTCGCCATCCTTGGTGGCGTGATCCGCAGGAGCAGCATCGACACGCCGGTACGGGCGATCAGCCGCGAGGCTTACATGGAGATCCCCGACAAGACGGTCGAGGGTCTGCCGTCGGTCGTTTTCTTTGACCGCAAGGCTTTGCTCTACTACCTGTGGAACGAGCCCGAGAATTCAACGGATGTCTTTCGCTACTGGCGGTTGAGGAAGACCCAGGACGTGACCGCGGCATCGGAAACCACGGACGTTGACTACTTCTGGTTCGAGGCGCTTGCCTCGGGGCTTGCCGCTAAGTTGGCGCTCAAGTTCGCGCCGACCCGGTTGAGCATTCTCGTCCCGATGGCGGAGAAAGCGTTCCAGGACGCCCGGGACGCCGACCGTGAACGCACCAGCACGACTTTCGACATGAGGGGAATCTGATGCGCTACGCCGAGGGCAGGCATGCCTGGGGACGTTGCCAGAAGTGCGGAGACCGCTACCGCCTGAATCAGCTAAGACCCGACGGATACAAGCCGAATCTTCTTGTCGGACCCTGCTGCTACGACATCTTCCCGCCGGCTGAACGCCCCATTGACTTGGCTGATGCCGTGGCACTGAAAAGACCGTCTCCGGACACCGACGATGACTCCGCTGGCGATAGCGGAACTACCTTGGAAGATGAATTGGAAGAGACCGGGGTGTTTCATTTTGGTGGTGGCACATGAGCTTCACCCTCGCCCAACTCAAAACCGCGATCAAGAACCACGTCGAGAACCAGGGCTCGGCTTTCGACGACAACATCGACACCATCATCCAGCGCGGCGAGGACCGGCTTGTCCGTGACTTCGACCTCGAAATATTCGATAGTGAGCAGGACATCACGCTGACCGTAGACGTGGCGACGATCACGAAGCCAGCCAGCACGATTGCACCGCGGACGCTGTGGTACACGAACGGCTCAAGTGACCGCGTCGTGCTGCGCCAGCGGACCTACGAATTCCTGCAGGACTACTGGCCTACGCCGGGCGACACGGGCGAGCCCAAGTATTTCTGCGAACTGACGACGACGACCTGGGGTGTTGCACCTACGCCGGCCGCGACCAGAACAGGCAAGGCGAGGGTCGTGAAGCGGCTGACCTCGATCGTGACCGATACCTCAGGATCGTGGCTGTCGCTCAACTTTGGCGATCTCCTGCTGCTGGCCTGCCTGATCGGGGTCGAGCAATTCGAGAAAGCCGACGACAGGATCGCGGTCTGGGAGAAGGACTACCTGGACATGCTTGCCATTGCCAAGCGCGAGATCAGGTCTGGACTGAGACAGGACGGCTCACCGCTGGCGCCGATGCCGACGGCCGAAGGCAAACCGGAAAAATAAAGGGGAATCACAATGGCCAGCACTTTTACCGCGAAATTAAGATTGGAGAAGCAAGGCCAAGGAGAGAACGCGAACTCCTGGGGCACGCTGTTAAACACGCTACTCGATCTTGTCGATGTTGCCATTGCCGGGCTGGTAGAAATTGCAACGACCGGGGGAACATCGACCCTGACCACGGCGAACGGCACGACGGACGAAGCTAGGTACGCGATTCTCAAGATCACCGGGGTGCTGGTGTCGAATTCGACCATTGTTGTCCCGGCTTCCTCGAAGATTTACGTTGTCTGGAACGCAACCTCCGGCGCCTTTACCTGCACGGTGAAGACTTCCGGTGGGACAGGAATTGCCGTCACGCAAGACGAGAAGGTGGCGCTTTTCTGCGACGGTACTAATGTTGAGAGCGTGCAGACCGAAATTACGGATGCCGAACTTTCCGCCATTGCCGGGTTGACCAGTGCGGCGGACAAATTGCCGTACTTCACGGGATCAGGTACGGCATCGCTTGCGGATTTCAGCGCGTCAGGGCGGTCTATTGCGAACCTAGCCATTACCGCCGCAGGCGGTACGATAGAGGGCACCGGGGCGGCGACGGTAGCGGAGAAACCGGCCTATACAACCGTCGCAGCGCACGCCACAACCTGCGACATCTGGAACGCGCGCTACAACCTGCTGACCGGGGGCGTGGTTACGTTCACCGATGTTCCTGACGCCGACTATCAGGGGCAGTGGACGATCGTGGTGGCGAACGCCGCGCACATTCTCACGGACGGCGCAAATATCGAAGTGCAGGGTAATCAAAATTACACCTGCGAGGCGGGCACTGTGCTGCTTTGGTACGCCAAGACCATCAGCACGTTTCAGGTGACGATCTTCCCGGCAGATGGCCATGCCGTCAGTTACAAATTAGCCACCGAGCAAGCCTCGACCTCCGGTACGTCGATTGACTTCACTGGGATTCCTGCCGGGACAAAGCGCATCACTGTGATGTTCAATGGGGTGTCCACGAACGGTTCGAGCGGCGTCCTGGTGCAGCTCGGGGACGCCGGGGGCTTCGAGAATGCCTCCTACATTTCCGGCGCCACCACCAACGACCCGGTGACAGGATCGAGCACCGCGGGTTTCCTCGCCACCGTCAGCAATGGGGCAGGCAGCGCAAACGAAGGCCAGATGATCATCAGCCTCCAGGACGCTTCTGATTTTACGTGGGTCGAATCGAGCGTGCTAGTACGCGATACGACGGTCATCCAGACGGGTGCCGGAAGGAAAGGTCTCTCCGCAGAACTGACCCAAGTGCGCGTCACGACGGTCAACGGGACAGACGCTTTTGACGCCGGCTCGATCAGCATTTCTTACGAATAAACCGATGGCCTTCCCCTTTCTCAAGCCGCTGACGCTACGCACTGATCGCAAGCTGGTTTACCCGGACGGGACGATCACGGACGTATTCAGCAGCCTTTCATGGGGATGGGCGGAACTATTCGCGGAGGCGCAGATTCACGGCCTCGACATGCACGTTGATGGCGGAACAGACCCGAACGGCGGAAGTTTCCGCTACTGGTCGGACGTGCCTCTCGCGCTTCCGCCGATGCAGGGGCGAAGGTTGACTACAGACTCGATCACGCTGCAATTCCAGAACATTGGCTCGCAGACTGGCCTGCTCATCAACTCGATGATGATGTGCGAGATAGACATTCGAGGGCAAATCGTCTATCCGGGCAGCGGAACGCCGGTCTGCCTGTGTCCGACGGTCCCTGTGCCGCTCGATCAGATGGTGACGATTGTTGACAGCAAGATTCGCATCCTCACCATTTCAAATTCAGGCAACGCGGCAGGAGGATCGAGTTTCATCATCAACCGCGACTTGGGCGATACGACGAACAATCTGATCGAGATAGGCGAAATCAATCTTGGAGGACATGGATTCTTTGTGCAGGACGGCCCCCGCGCTTATGCGCGCAACATCGTTACTCTGCCCCACGTCCATAACCAGGACGCGGCCAGCGTTCGGCTTTCCGGCGAGCAGAACGAATACCACATGAATCTAGAACCTAACGCTGGAGCTATCGGGTTGAAAACCGCCGCCTCGAAAGACCGCGTGATGTGCTGCATCAACCCGACGTTCGGCCCCCTGTCCTTCGCCGCGTACCTGGAGCCTCCGGCATCCGGCAACAAGTTCTTCGGCAACTACGACGGCGGGCCGATCCAGTCCAACAATAACCAAAATTTCTTTTACTGACGACATGAACGCCACGAACGCAGGGCAGGCGAGCGGGTGTGTAAGGGGCACGGCCTGATGCGTCCCGAGTTGAAGCCAATCAACATTCTCCCCGGCCTTTTTACTATTACCAGTGATCGGGAGGCGGTTGGTCGTTACAAAACAGGAAACAAAATCAGGTTTTTGCACGGCCTGCCGCAGAAAATCGGCGGCTGGGCGAAGGCGGGCGCGAACACCTTTGCCGGAATGTGCCGTGCGCTGGTTGACTGGCAGAGCCTGGCTCGTGTCAAGTACATCGGCCTTGGCACGCACAAAAAGCTCTACGTCTACGATACCGGCGGGGTCTACTACGACATCACGCCGATTGCCAGCAGCGGAACCTTTGCCAACGACCCACTGACGACGACCATCGGCACGCCGACGGTCAACACCCTCCATGTCGCGCACGGCAGGCTCGCTGGCGACGCCGTTATCATCGGCGGTGCCACTGCTGTTGGTGGCATCACGCCGGACGGCGAATACGATGTCGTGACGGTGGTAGACGCAGACAACTACACCATCACGCATTCCAGCAATGCGACCTCTACCGCAACTGGCGGCGGTGCGGCGGTGACCTACACTTACTTGTTGGCGATAGGCTCTTCAAGCACGGTGTTCGGCTACGGATGGGGTGCCGGGGCCTACGGCCTGTCAACCTACGGCACGGCGCGCACCATTTCCAGCCTGCTGACCTTCCTGCGGACCTGGGGTCTGAGCCCCTGGGGGGATGACTTGATCGCCAACCCGAGGGGCGGGGCGATCTACCTGTGGGATGAAAGCGCCGGAACGTCTACGCGAGCTGCGGTGATCAGCGGGACGCCGACGACTGGCTACGGGATTTTCGTCTCGGAAGAGGACAAGAGACTTGTCGTGCTAGGCGCCCACAACGGCTCTACTGCCGACCCGATGCTCTTGCGCTGGTCGGATGACGAGGACTACACGGTCTTTACGGCCAGCTCGTCGGTCGCGGCTGGGCAGAAGCGTTTCACCATCGGCAATGAACTGCTGTGCCGGGTGCCTGTCTCCGGTGGCAACCTCATTCATTCCGACGCCTACTGCTGGAAGATGACCAGCATTGGGCCGCCGTTTTACTACCAGTTTGATCCGATTGGGGACAACGGATCTTTGATGGGGCCGAATGCCGCGGTCGGTGTTGACGGCATGGTTTACTGGATGGGCACCCACAACTTCTACGTCTACGACGGCTCGATCAGGGTCCTGCCTTGCGATGTCTGGCCCACGGTGTTCGATGACATCAACCGGGTGCAGAAGTACAAGGTCTACGCCGGTTTCAACAAGACTCAGCGCGAAGTCTGGTGGCTTTACTGCACCGAAGCATCGGACGAATGCGACCGCTACGTCCTCTACCAGGTTGACGAACAGACTTGGAGTTTCGGCACATTGGCGAGAACCGCCTACATCGGTGACTCGAAACTGTTCTCGGGGCCCTTTGCGGCGGGAACGACAGGTTATCTCTACGACCACGAATACGGGGTAGACGACGACGGCGCGGCGATGACGGCGACACTTGAGACAGGCGACATCGACATTGCAGAGGGCGACAGCTTCATGCACATCGGAAAGGCTGTACCTGACTTCAAGGAACTGACGGGCTTCGTTAATGTCACCTTCAAGGGGCGCGAGTACCCGCAGGCTTCTGAACAGGTCACGAACGGCCCCTTCTCGGTCAGTGGAACGACGAAGTACATCAGCCCGAGGATGCGGGCGCGGCAGATCAGCATCTACATGGAGAGCGACCAGATGGGAGATCACTGGCGCTTTTCGCGGATGCGTCTTGAACTGCGGCCTCACGGGAGACGGGGATGAACGTCAGTTTCGGACAGGCCCCGGAGAAGTACGACCGCAGCACATGGCGGGGCATTCTCGGCCTCATCGCGCAGGCCTTTGCCCGCGTGCAGAACTGGCAGAGGATCGAGACCAGCACGACGCTTGACTTCGTCGCGCCGGGTGGCGTTCCCGGCGTCACCGACCAGAACGTGACGCTTGCCGGAGCGGAGTTCGGCGATACCGTGCTGGTGGGCTGCTCGATCACCACACCGGCTGGGTTCCTGCCGCCGATTGGATTTGTTTCGGCGGCGGATACGGTAACTTTAAGGTGGGCTCAACTCTCCGGCGTGGCAGCCGACCCCGACGGGGCCGGGGCCATCTATCAAATCGACGTTTGGCGGCACTGAACAAGGCATAGATCATGGCAACCCTTGAAGAAACACTCGCACGGTTCGGGGTAGATAGCCGGTTCAATGCCGGGGCTGTGGCTGCTGAACTGCGGCAACTGCGGGACCGTGAGATGCCTGGAGTGCCTGATTCTGCTTTAAATTCTGCAATAGAGGCCGCAGCCAAGTCTTATTTAGATGATTATATGCGTTCAGCTGAACAGGGCGGTATGAGTTGGGGTGATGCTGTATCTTATCAACAATTAGGAACACCGTGGAGTGTAGCAACGGCGAAAGAAGATATTGCAACAAGCGTATTATCAGATTACTTGAGGTTAGTAGGCAAACCAGCAGAGGCCCAAGCCCTACGAAATGAACTCACCGATTATGCCTCTACCGGGCAGGCTAAGGCGAGTAAAAATTACAGTGAGAATCTATCCTCACATCGCGGTGGGGATTTCATGTTTGACACCGGGATCCCGCTATTGATGAGCGGCCTGGCCGGGGGATTCGGGAGCGGACTCTTGGATGGTGGGGGCGCGTTTGGTGCGGGCGGCGAGCTTTTGGGTGGCGCTGAATCTCTGAGCGGCGCTGGCGCATGGACTGATTTCCTCGGTGGTGCTTCAGCAGCCGAAGCGGGACTTGGGGCGGGGGTCGGCGGTGCGAGTACGTTTGGCGGAATAGGAGAGACTATGGCAAATGGCGCCGGTACGGCTGATTGGTGGTTCGACCCCGGCAATAATATTCCTTGGGAGCAGGCACCAGCTCCAGTGGAAGAGGCGATCAGAAAAACTCCGGGTCTCATCGGCAAGATAAACCAGACATTCGGAACGAACTTCGGTATTTCCGATGCTGCTGGCGCCGGCAACGTATTGAGGCAGGTCGCCGGCATGGCGTCGGGGGGTGATTCCTCTGCGCTTGGATGGTTAAGGGATCTCGCCCTGCCTGCCGCCCTTGTCGCCGGTCTCTTCGAGAACAACAAGAACCCGCTGACCGGAAACGTAACCGAGGCATCGAACAGGGCTTTGGCGAGCGCCGGCGCCTTCGGCGCCATGCCATCAGCCGGCATGCAACCCAGTAGCGCCAAGGCAATAGCGCTTGCCAATTCTAGCGCCGGGGCATGGCAGCCCTATGTGGACAAAGCCGCGGCCTACACCAACGAAGCCGCAGGCGGAATTCCGAGCATCGACCTTTCCACCTACATGAACCCGTACCTGGACAGTGTCCTGAGTCCAGCAATTCGTGACATCGAGGAAGCCGCAACGCGGCGCAGGCAGCAAATGAAGCACTTGGCCACGGTTTCGGGAAACGACACCTACACGCCCGGCAGCACGAACTCGACGCGCTACGGTGTCGAGAGCGGGCTCATTGACCAGAACACGCTGCGCTCGATTGGCGATGTATCTGCCAATGCGAGGAGGGGGGCCTTCGACACCGCGACCAGCCTTGCCAGCAGCGACCTGAACCGCAAGGGATCGGCGGGAGGCGCCTTCAACACGCTGGCCAATACCGTCGGCACGCAAGGCGGGGCCGATATCACCAGACTTGCAGGTGCTGGCGACCTCGAGGCGAGGCCGCAGGAGAACGCACTCACCCATGCCGCGGACACCACTAAGCTCTACAGCAGCATTATCCCCGGCACGACTTCGGCAATTACGGCAACGAACCAGCCCAGCATCCTGGGACAAGCGGTGGGTGCCTTCGGCGCCTACAACGCAGCAACCCAGCCTGGTGGGATATGGGGTCCGCCGAAACCGTAATGGAGAACGACAATGGCTGATGTCACGATCGACGATGTTCTCGCGTATCTGAAGGGCACGGTCGCGCCATATAACGGGCCCACGGGCGCCAGACCTCCCGCCGTCGTCAATCCGACGACGGCCTTCGGCAAGCCACCCGGGATGTCGCTGCCGAGCATGGATGATGTCATCGCCACCATCAAGACCGGAGCCCGTCCCTACGACAACAACCTGCCGGGCGGTGGCCCGCCGCGGACACGACCCAATATCAACCGGACCACGAAGGGTGACATCGAAGCCGCGAAAGAATCGGTTGCAAAGCAAGGCTCTATTGAGACTTGGATGGCGAATAATCTGCCATGGATTACCGGGCCGCTGCGCGCTGCTGGTGGCGCTGCAGCGCTGCCGCTGGATGTCGGTGCCGATCTTCTTAGCCGTGGTGTCCACGGTGCCTTTGATATGGACCGGCCGGAGGGCGAGAACTACAGCGGCAAGCAGGTGAATGACATTCTGGAAGCGATAGGCGACACCGCCGCGCCTTTCGGCGGCATGACAGATACGGTGCGCAAGGTGTTGGCGGCGCGTGGCGCTACACCGAGTTCGCCGGGAGCATTTACGCCCATTGCCGCGCCGCGTCAAATTGTGGAAGACGCGCCAGTTCCTGGGATGCCAGCCGGGAGGCGCGCAGCGGTCCCCAGTAACGCGCAGGCTGGTGGTCAGGGAGGCGCTTTCGCTGCCCCCAGCGTCCCGCAAACGCCGCCTGCCGTGGTTCCAGGTCCAATGACGCAGGAAGGTGCCTTTGCCGGCCCGCAGACGCCCCAAGTTCCGCCTGTCGTGGCGAAGAGCCTGGCCGAGGAATGGCGCAAGCGTTCGGGTGAGATCGGCCGCGACGCCAAGGGCGACCTGACGCCTGAGCAGAGGGCCAATGCCGAACTGAACTTCTTCCTTGGTCTCATGGCGAAGTCGGCCCGCCCGGGTGCCCGCATGCTTGGCGCCTTCGGTGAATCCGGTCAAGAATCCTTGAAGGGTGTTGCGGAGCAGCAGGACAAGAACCTGACGCGAAGCGAGAGGAAAATTCAGCAGTCGCGGGATGACCTCTACAAGGAAATGGGCTTTGAGAACATGGACCGCGATGACAAGCGGGCGGATCGCAGGGCGACGATCGAAGAGAACCGCTGGAAGGCCACCAACGAGAACGACAAAGCGCGCCTCAGGTTGCTTATGCAGCAGATCAAGCAGAATCAGTGGAAGGTGCTGGATAGTAAGGGCGGGACTTACCAGCTCTACGACGCCGAGACTGGAACGACCAAGGACACCGGCATCAAGTCGCCTGGTTCCAAGGACGACCGCCCGGCAGAAGTGCGCCTGCTCGAGCATCTACGCAAGAATCCCGACGATCTGAAAACATTGCTGCAACTCAAGGGAAAAGACACCAGCGGCCAGGTGACAGAGGCGAAGATGTTTGATTCCGTAATGAGGAACCTGAAGCCTGACGACGCGGGGAAAGCACCAAATCCTTCTGATGTGCTGAAACAGGCGCAGGAAGTGTTGCACCAGCAGCGAGGTGGGTCTCCTACTCAAGCGGACCTACCAGCAGATATTCCGCCGGGATCAAAACAGGTAGGCACGGCCAAGGGAAAACCGGTCTACGAAGCGCCGGACGGCAAACGCTACACCGTGGAGTGACATGAGCGTCAAGGAATTCACTGGCGAGCTGGACGAGGAGCCAAGGGCGCGCGAATTCACGGGCGTTCTAGATAGCGAAAAAACAAGCGTCCTGCGCCGCTACGTCGCCGACCCTGCAATCTCCCTACTGAAGGGATATATTGGCGTTCCAGAGACCGCCGTCGGTCTTGCCGATCTGGTGACTGGTGGTGATGTTGGCAGGGCGGCAGAGGCGGTATATTTCAAGCCGAAGGAAGCCAGAGACTATCTCGACACGCTGCTCTCGCCGGAACAGCAGGCGGTCAACAAGGAACTTCAGGAAACCAAGGGGTTTTGGCCGACCGTCGCCAAGGCGGTGTCGAACCCATCGACCATCATTCACTCCGCGCTCGAATCGCTGCCAGTCATGGGTGCCGGTGGCGTTGTTGCGCGCGGTCTTCTGAAAGCCGCCCCGAAGGTCGCGCCTGTCGTTGCCGGTGGTGTTGGCGAGGGAACGGTTACAGCAGGCCAGAACGTCGAGCAGGTCAGGCAGATGACGCCGGACGGGCGGCTGACGCCTGAGCAGGCGATCCTGATAGCTGGCAGCGGGTTCCTGACTGGCGCCGTCGGCGTTGCCGGCGGCAAACTCGCCAAGCGACTCGGCATTGCCGACGTGGATACCCTGCTTGCCGGGTCCGGCGCGCAAGCCCGCAAGGAACTACTGGCCACCGGGAAGAAGGGTATCGCCCGCCGGCTGGTAGAAGGCGGGCTTGCCGAAGGCGTTTTCGAGGAACTTCCGCAGTCTTCCCAGGAACAGATCGCACAGAACCTTGCCCTTGGCAAGCCGTGGAACGAAGGTGTACCAGAAGCCGGAGCCATGGGTATGCTGACCGGAGCCGTCATGGGTGCCGGTGCGAACGTAGTCGCGCCTGGCGCCGCCGCCGCCGTTCCTACCCCCGTCCCGCCGCCAAAGCCAGCCGAACCACCAGCCACGACCCCCCACGACCAGATCCTTCGCGAGGTCGCGCGCAAGTCCGAGGCGCTGGACGCAGGCCAGCCTGCCGCGCCAAGCGAGCCGATACTTGCCTCCCAAGCCAACCGCCGCGAATTGGAAGCCCTGCGCGCCGCCCTGAAGGGCGATGAACTGGCCCCGGAAGACTCGATCTTCCTTGTTCAATCCGGCCTTGTCAGGGCGCGGGAGGATGGTGGGGTAACGATCCTGCCAGCTGGACGGCGTAGGCTGAAGATGCTGGAAGACCCGCGCGGTAGCGTTTTGCGCAGCGTTCAGGAAGAGCTCGCCTACCAGCAGAACCAGCGCGGCCAAAACCTTGCCGACTCCGAACGCGAAGCCATTGCCGCAGAGCAGCAAGCCAGGATTGATGCCGCAACCAGGTTGGCGGCGGCGGCCAAGGACTTCGAGGCGCGGCGCGAAGCCAAGATGGTTGGTAAGGCGAAGGCCGGGCGTGACGCCGAGATTGCGGCACTATCTCAGGCCGAGGCCGCGCGCATGGCGCAAGAAAAGGTGGAATCCGGACCCGTTTCCGCGCTTTCCATGCAGCGCCGGATCGGGGAATCGCAGAAGGCGTACCGCGCGAGACTGGCGACGGCGTCAGCCCTACAGGCCCGGGCCGCCAGTGCCGCTCCCGCGCAGCCTGAAGCGGCATGGACGCCTGACCGGCTGCGCGCCGCTCCCTACGAAGAAGTGCGTTCTGCGCTCGAGGGGCCGACCGTCAAAGAACCGGGAGTATCGCCCCAGCCGCAGGTAGCTGAAAGCCAAGCCCCTGCCACATCGGAACCAGGCCCTGACTTCAGGGCGAAGATAAAAGCGGCAAAAGATACTGCGACAGCGAATCGCCTGCCAAGCAAAGAAGAGTATCTGCGGGAAGCTGGTGGCGCTGATTACGATAATCCGCATATTTTCGCAGCAGTAAATTTGGGCAACGGAAGACTCGGCGCGTCCACTGATCACACCCCGCTTTTGGGATACGGTTACGATCGCGATTCCCCAAATACTGGGTTTGCCTATATATGGGATGAAAAAAACTGGCCTACCAAGACCTACGGCAAGGCAGAAGAAATTAAAGACGGCGACGCGATCTTCATATCAATTCAAGACATGGAGAAATTCGGCGGAAAGTTCTACGAAACATTCGCGTCCAAACAATCAGACCCGGCCCCAACTGGAACTAAGGATGCGGCACCACAAGAGGCCGCAAATCCGGTCGCAGAACCCATACAGGCGGGGCCGACCAAACAAGTTCCTGTCGATCAGACCGCCGCAGTGCCAGCCTCAGAGATAGCACAAAACGTAGGCACTCAGCCGCAAGTGCCGACATATTCTGCTGGCAATCCGTTCGCAGAACGCGCCGCACGGGCCCGCCTTGAGTATGAGCGCAACGCCGGGCCGACGGCGCGCGACAAGGCTATGGGGCAGGCTTTCCCGCTTGGCGCTGGATTTGGCCGCAAGGGGGGCGAGAAGCGCATTGAGGCAACCGTCAACCGTGCTACGCGAGCTGTCGAGGCCCTGAAGAACGCCGAGTATTTGGAAGCCCAAGCCGCCGCCTTCGACCGCGGGGAGATCAACGCACAGGGCCGCAGGATTTCCGCAGCGTCGCAGGAGCGCAGCGAGAAGCGCGAGACCGGAAACCTAGACCGTAAGGCGCGACAACAAGAAGCCATCGAAGCGCGCGGCGACAAGGAAAAATGGCAGGTTCCCGTAAAAACGTGGGCCGACTCCACTGGCAACTTCGGCGGCGGGGCGTTGAAGTTACTCGAAGGCGAACACCGTGAGGCCGTCGAAAACGCGCTTGCCGCTGGCAAGGATGTGCCCGCCGAAGTCCTCGCCAACTATCCTGACCTGAAAGCCAAAGAACTCCCCGCTCAGAAGCGCGAGCGCGTAGCCGCCGAACTTGCTGCCGCTCCGGTCAAGTTTCTCGGCCGCACTCTTGACAAACTTTCACGCAAGGAACTGGAGATCGCATCGGAGAAAGGTAAGACGAAAGCCGTCCGTGTCGCCGCCGATGCGGAGATTGATCGCCGGATGCTGGCCCCGTTATCCGAAGCCGAAGAAAAGCGCCGCGCCGACCTGAAACGAAAAGCAGCGGAGCGCAAGAATATTGACGTTGACCGCGACAGTTTGGTCCCGGCGATCATCAAACTCGGTGGTTTGAACGTGAGAGAGCGCATGGACATCGTGCGCGACAAGTCGGTGAACGTCGGTATCCCTGGCGTCGGGTTCCTGTTCACGAAGAACGGCATGACGCTGGACAACATGATGGTCAGGCTTGATGAATACGGCTTTATTCTGCCGAGCGAACTAGCGGAAGTTGACGGCGGTGTCCAAGCCCTTCGAGACAAGATCGAGGAAGAGGTCAACGGAGGCCGCAAGCACTGGTCGATGAATGGAGACGCCGCCGCCCTTGCCCGCAACGAGCAGGACAAGCTGGACGAGGAACGCCAGCAGGACATGGCAGCAGCAGCGGAGAAAGAAGCCGAAGCCTTGGGCGCGGAAATTGACTTGACCATCACCGCCGAGGAACTGGCGGCTGATGTGGGGGCCGACGTGGGGCCGGTGGACGGGGCAGACCTGGCCCATGCCGAACTGACCGACAGGCTGCAACAGTCCGACCCGGACGCCCTTGAGCGTCTTTCGATGGAGTACGCCGACCGACCGGATGCCGAGTTTTGGGCCGCCGTTGTGGCAAAATTGAAGGAGAGTGAAAATGCGAATCAGCGAAAAGGCGAAGCGGATCGTGAAGCGGGCGCAGCGCAAGTACCCGCCGAAGAAGTAGCGCCGGCCAAGCCAGCACTTCCGGAGGCCGAGCGATTCGCCATTGGCCGATCGCTGACCAAAGAGCAGCGCAAGTCCGTTCTCGAAACTCTGGTCGATGTCTACAAGGCCAAGGGCGCTCCGAAGGTGGCTAAAGGAGTGGATTCTCGCGGCGAAGAGATCATCGGCTACGCCTACGCACCAGAATATTTCGAGAAATCCGACATCACTGGCGCGATGGTGCGCTACCACGTCACCCTGCCAGATGGCGGGCTTGCGCACCCGACCGAACTATTCCCGGACTACACGCAGAGCAAGATCGACGCCGCACTCGCAGAGCAGCGCGAGAAGATCAGGCGGCAGAAAAGCGAAGTCGAACGCTACGCGGAACTGGCCACCGATTCAGTCGAGAGCCAAACCGACTATTGGCAGAAGCGGAGCGACGATTCTCTTGCGCGGCACGGCCAATGGCGCACCATCGCGCCCCCATCGGAACGCACGATGCTCGAAAAGGGCGGGCGTTTCATGGCGATTTTCAATCACCAGAAAGACACCATTGCGGCAGCGGAGGAAGGCGGATGGAAACGAGTGGACCGCCCCGCCCTCTCCCTCGCCGCCCAAACCGAAGCCGACCTGAAGGCAAAGCAAGAAGCCCTGACCGCCAAGGTTCTCAAGAGGGCGGATGAAGAAGCCGCCGAGAAGAAGAAACAGGCCGAGCGCGATGAAATGAACCGCGTCAGCGAGGAACAGAAAAAGATTCTCGGGCTTGAGCAGGCGAGGGGGGGGTACAATGAGTCCCAACTTGAACTCGTCTATGACAACCTTGAAACTCGCCCAGGCACCACTGAAGAACAGCGTTCCGAAGGGCTTAAAGCACTCCGGGCGTTATTCTTTCGCGACCGAAACGCTGGCGCATCCCTACTTGCTAGTTCACTCTGGAAAGACTTCACCGAAGGCAAAGGTGCCGATCTCATCGGCCAAAGGATCGAAGGCCACAAAGACCTAGCCACGCTCGCGCAAGTCCTGCGCGATCCACGTTTCGAGACGTTCCGCGTTTTCTTCACCAAGACCGGTCAGGTCGTCGGTCATACCGGCATCACATCAAGGATGCCCGGAGAAGTCGGCTTCTCTGATAACTCCAAAGCAGATGTCTACTACGCCGACATCGCCGCTAAGAAGAAAAGCCTTGAGGCCGATGGCTATTGGCTGCTCCACAACCATCCTTCAGGAACCGGGCGGGCGAGTGTCGCCGACATCCGATTCACGGAGAAAATAGCCAAGACGATTGATGGGTTCAAGGGTCACGTCATCATCGACTACAACGAGTACGGCCTGATCGACGGCACGAACAGGACGGGCGAAGTCGTCAAGGCGAATCTCGGCGCGGTTCCAGAGAAGGCCGAACTTGAGCATGACGCGATGCTGCACATGATTAAAGACCCCGGAAGCCTAGCCAACCTCGCACGCACCCTACAGGCGAAAGCGGGTTTCGATGTTCTGCTGGCGACAAAATCAACCGGTGAAGTCAATGCCATCGCCGAAGTTCCCCACGACCTCCTGATGAAAACCCAGGGACCGGCGGGGCTCAGGGCCATTGCGCGCGTGAGAAGGTTCAAGAGAATGTCGGGGTCCGCTGGTCTTGCCTTCGTCGTTTCCGACAACCCCAAGGAACTCGACCACCTGATAAAAGCCGGTGTGCTGACGGATGCCGTGAACTCCATGAATACTTGGAACATCGACAGCCGCGCCATCACGGTAAACGCGGAGGAAAACAAGGGCTACAGAATCAATGCGACGGTGGCGCAGCAGGAAGCCGGTGGGTACGGCCGCGCTGGCGAGGAAGCGCCGAAAGGTTTTGAGCCCGCCAAGGAAACGCAGGACGCACTAGCTGACTCGCCTGCTGTGCGGGTTGCCCGGAAGTTCCTGCCGGAGCGTGCCGTTGGCTGGACGAAGGCGGTAGTGAACAAGCTGGATGCCCTGTCGCCTCTTGGCACGCTCCCCAACCAGGAAGCCTACCTCACGAAACGCTACCTGGCGCTCGGCAAGCTGGCCTCGGTGAGCGAGGAGACCCACACCCTATACACAGCCTTCAAGGATGCCGGAGACGCAGCCCCGGACGTGTACGCCTTCCTGACGACCAAGGATGCCAATCCGGAAATCATCAAAGATGCCGCCCTGCGGGAGAAAGCGGTCGCGGCCAAGAACACCCTGACGGGCGTTGGGGAGAAGCTGGTCGAGCGCGGCCTGCTGTCCGCAGCACTCGAACACCACGTCGAGCTTCCGCGGCTCTTCGGCCACGATGTCGCGGACCACGTCGGTCATGTTGACCACCGCGTTGACCCCGCGCTCGGGCGCGGAGGCGTGGCAGGAGCGGCCCCGGCAGACCACCTTCATCTCCATGCGGCCGCGATGCCCGCGATAAACTCCGAGATTGGTGGGCTCGGTGATGATCACGTAATCAGGCTTGTAGCCTTCCTTATTGATCAAGTGCAGCAACGGCAGGCCGTCGCAGTCCTCCTCCATGCAGGAACCCACGACCCAATAGGTAAAATC